CGCACCCATGAACGCGACGGGGTTCTTCCGCCCGAACGCCGAGAGGTCGCCGACCATCTCGCCGACCGACCTGCCCTGCAGCGACTGGGCCAGCTCGTCGAGCCCGTCCGCGGCCTCGCGCAACAGGCTCTGCGGCACGTGGGAGCGACCGTGGTCGTCCCCATCGAGCTTGCTGGCCGCATCGTGCAGCGCCCGGGCGGTGCGAGAGAGCTCGCCGGCGGTCGTGTCCTTCGCCATCGTCGACTGCTCGACGATCGTCTCCTTCGCCGCGTCGACGCCGCGACTGGCCTGCGCGCGGAGCTCGTCGCCCGCGTGCTCGATATGCTCCTTGGCGGTCGTCGTCGCGTCCGCCGCAGTCTTCTTCAGGCTCGAGACGCCCTGCGTCCCTGCCGAGCCCGGCGGCTTCGGCTGCTGGTTCGTGTCCATCATGGGTTTCCCTGGTTCTGAGGATGCGCGTGGCGAGAGGCTCATGCGAGCCCCACGAGCGAGAGCAGCGCCAGCACCACGACGATCACCCCGATCACATAGAAAACATTGTACATTGCACTCTCCACTGCTCGGGTGGAGAGAACGTTGTCCGTGGGTAAGGGTTCCGTGTCCCGTTGCCGGAAATGCCGCTGTCTCGCCGGTGCAAGTCGCGGCGACACTGCTGACCCGGCTCGTTCTTCTTGCCTGATGGCTCGGGGGAGGAGCGCGGCCCAGCCGGGCTGAGGTCGGCTCGCGGCGGAGGATGCCGCCGCCGGCGACCCTCTCGTTTGCTTGGTGCCCCTGGCCGGACTCGAACCAGCACGCCCGTGAAGGCAACAGATTTTGAGTCTGCCGCAAGCCATCGCGTAACCCATTGGTCTTTCTCATGTCCGCCGCCTAAACCTCTACAAAAGGGCGCTTTTTCTTGACACCTGCTGACACGGCATGTCATCACACTGACACGGCCAGCCGCCTTTTTGACGGACACCGCGCGGACACGAGGACCGACAGACCATGCGACAGCGGCTCACCGACAGCATCATCAAGACCCTGCGGGCGCCGGCATCGAGCAATCGTATCACCTACGACGCCGAGTTGCCCGGCTTCGGCGTTCGGGTGACGGCAGCGGGCGCGCGGGCGTTCGTGCTCAACTATCGGACGGGCGGCCGAGAGCGGCGGATCACCATTGGCCAGCACCCAGCTTGGAGCGTGAAGGCCGCGCGTGACGAGGCCAAGCGGCTACGGCGCGAGATCGACAGCGGGCGCGATCCGCTGGCCGAGGAACAGGCCGAGCGTGCGGCGTCGACCGTGGCGCACCTGTGCCAAGAATACACAGAGCACCACCTGCCGAAAAAGCGGGCGCGCTCCCAGGCCGACGACCGCGCAATGTTGCAGAGGGAAGTTCTGCCCCGGCTCGGCCGGCTCAAGGTGGCGGACGTGACGTTCACCGATATCGACCGGCTGCACCGGGAGATCACGACCGGCAAGAAACGGGATCGGCCGGCGCCGATCCGGGCAAACCGCGTGGTCGCGCTGTGCTCCAAGATGTTCGCGATCGCCATCCGTCGAGGCTGGCGGACGGACAACCCGGCCAAGGGGATCGAGCGCAACCCCGAGAACAAGCGCGAGCGCTTCCTGGCGGGTGACGAGGTGGCCCGGCTGACCGCTGCCTTGGCCGAGCACCGCGACCAGCAATCGGCCAATATCATCCGTCTGCTGCTGCTCACCGGTGCGCGGCGTGGCGAGGTGCTGGCAATGCGTTGGGCCGATCTGGACCTCGAGGCGGGCGTCTGGGTGAAGCCGAGCGCGCACACCAAGCAGAAGAAGGCGCACCGCGTGCCGCTGTCCGCCCCGGCTCGGCAGTTGTTGGCCGGCATCGCCCAGACGGGCGAACACGTTTTTCCAAGCCGGACCGGCGGGCATCGTCGAGAGATCAAGGACGACTGGGCCGCGATCTGTCGGGCGGCGAAGCTGGAGGGCGTGCGCGTGCACGATCTGCGGCATTCCTACGCCTCGTTTCTCGCCAGCGCTGGTCTGTCCCTGCCCATCATCGGCGCGCTGCTGGGGCACACCCAGGCGCAGACGACCGCGCGATATGCCCACCTGTTCGACGACCCGCTGCGGGCCGCTACAGAGCGCGTAGGGGCCATCGTGTCGCCTGTCGAGGGCAGCGGCGAGGTGGTGCCGATGAAAGGCAGGACTTAAGGTACCGGCACAAGCAGGAATGGGCCGCTGCCGGGCGTCCCAGGACATCCTTGTCGCAAGGAGAGGCCCGAAGGCATGGAGCGCGACATCAGCTGGGCGGAAAACTTCAAGCCGATTGACGAGTTTCAGGCGATTCACTTAGTGGAGGTTGCTACCGGCTGGTCTTCGAAAAAGGCGAAAAAGTGGTTGCTCGAAAATGTTCGCTCTGATCGCGTGGGAACGCTCCTAAAAGAAGGGTGGGGAATTGGAGAAACAAGGGAGAGCAACCATAAGCGCTTCAAGGATGCTGGCGCATTAGAACAACTGCACATAAGCGCACGGGATTTGGCTGCGGCCCTCGATGAGTTCCACAATGAATGCCAAGAGGTTGGCGCTCTATTGTCCAGCTCGCCTTTGGCCGGCACGTCTGAAGCGCCCCGTCCCATCAAGCTGACTGACGGCCTGACTGCGCGCCGGCGCGTCGAGGAAGCGGCGCAGTGGAATCCAGAAGCAGCACAGGTTTGGCTGTGCCATGCGCTTGTCGCGGGGCGGGTGAGAGGGTGGCGTTCAGGAAGCGTGAAGTCAGCGTGCGTACCAGAACTCGATCCAAAGAAATACAATATTGGCTTCTGGGAGGGCATGCCGATAAGCGTCAATGGTGGGTCCACTAATTTTTATCTCGGTAATGTCAGCGTCGACGTGGCGAGTTTGAATGAAGCGTTGTCTATAGCGTTTCCTCGCGAGCAGATCATGGAGAAGGAGCCAAAAACAGCGGCGAAGCGCGGGCGGCCTGAGAAGGATTTCTGGCCCGCGGTCCGCTTTGAGGCCGGTGCTTGGCTGGGACTCAACGGCGGCGAACATGAGGGAGGTAGCCAGAGTGCCCTTGCAGACTTCCTCATGCTGCGCGCCGAAGCGCATGGAGGCTCCTTGGGGAGGTCTCAGGCGATGAGCAAGGCAAAGGAGATGATTGCCGTTTTCCAGCGCCTGAAAAGCGAAGGCTCCTTATAGCGCTTCATAAGCGGAGCTAGAGTCCGATAATTCATTATCGGACAAATCGGACGACGTGCGAAAAAATATGTGAATATTGGCAGGCGGTGTCCAACCACAGACAGGACAACGCCAAATGGCCAAGATTCTCGAAGATTACATTGACCGTCCAACGCTCGCCGAAGAGCTGGGCGTCAACTGGCGTACCATCCACCGCTACGAGAACCAACCCGACGGCCTGCCGTCGCTGCTGATCGGCGGCCGGCGTATGTATCGGGTCGATTCGGTTCGCGCGTGGCTTGAGCGCCGCGAGCGCAAGCCAAACCCGACGCGCGGCAGGCGGGTGGCCTGATCGGCGATGGCCGCCGACACCATGACCGTTCTACTTGCCCGCTCCGGAGTCATGGCGAAGACCATCTCCGACCGTGCCGTTGTCCGGGGCTACAACGCCGGCAAATTCTACCGCGTCCGCAACGCCGACGTTGGCGGCTTCGCCGTTATGAGGCGGGTGCTCGAGAAGGCCGCGGGCATTCCCGAGGCGTGCATCATCCGCGGCGAGCTGCTGCCGAATGCCGACCCCGAGAACAGCCGGCGGCTCAGCAACAGGGCCGAGCACGGCGACGGGGTGACTTTCGCCGCCAAACCTCGGCAATGGCTCGCTATCGACGCGGACGGATGCCCGGAACCGGCCGGGCTGGACTTCGCGACTGACCCTGAGGAGGGCGTCGAGCACGTCATCGGGCTCTTGCCTGACGAGTTCGCCGATGCCGCGTGCTGGTGGCAGGCTACGAGCAGCGCAGGCATTAAGCTGGGCGTCAACGTGCGGCTCTGGTTCTGGCTCAGCCGGCCGGTGAGCGACGGCGAGTGCAAGGGCTGGTTGCAGCACGCGCCAGCCGACCGGGCGCTCTACAACCCGGTTCAGCCGCACTATGTGGCCGCACCGATCATCCTGAGCGGATCCGACCCGACGGCACGACGGTTCGGCGTGCGGCAGGGGCTCGACGATACGGTCGAGGTGCCGGCCGAACTGCCGGTTGTCGAGACGGTCGAGCCGATCCACGTCGAAGTCGCGCTCAAAGACCTGACCGAAGACGAGCAGCGGCGCATCGCTGTGGCAATCAAGAACTCGCCCGTGGCTCGCGAGATATGGGCCGGTGAGCGGGATTATCCTGACCGCAGCAGCCGGCACTTCGCCTTTATCGGCGGGCTGCTCAGGGCCGGCATTCACGATTTCGAGGACTGGCAGGAGCTGATCGCCTTCGCGGTGGTCAAGCTCGACCAGAAGCTCGGCGTCGACACCAGCAAGGCGACCCGACCGGATTACATCGGCCGGACCATCGGGGCTGTTCTCGCGCGGGAGACGGCACGATGAAGGCCGAGGCCGCACAAGAGGCCGAAGCCGAGGTCATCGACTTCGACGAAATGGTGGCGTCGGCGCCGCTCGCCTTCCCGCCCGAGAAGTCGCGGCCATGTTGGGGTGTCTATGACGAGCCGGTCACCGACGGCGGCAAGCGTTACCGGCCGGGCGTCTACCGGCATTCCATGTCGAAAGAGACGAAGGACACGCCGCCGGCGCCAGTCAACACATGGATCAGCGGACCCGTCCACCTCGAGGCACTTACCCGCAACGGCGAGGGCCAGGACTTCGGCGTGCTGCTCCGCTTCATCGATCGCGAGGGCAATAAGCGGCTGTGGGCAATGCCCTACGAACTGCTGTGCGCCGACGGCGCAGACCTGCGGCGCGAGCTGTTGTCCATGGGGCTCGCGATCAGCCCGCGGCATCGTGCCGAGCTGGGCGAGTACCTTCAGCACAAGACCCCGAAAAAGCGGATGCTCTGCACCAGCCGCACCGGGTGGGCAGGGTCGGGCGCGTTCGTCCTGCCCGACGGCGTCATCGGGCCAGATGCCGGCAGCGTCGTCTTCCAGGACGGTGGCAGGATCGGCAGAGCGCACGGCGTGGCCGGCACGGTCGACAGCTGGCGCAGCAACGTGGCCCAGCTCGCGATCGGCAACCCGCTCATGCAGTTCGGGATGTCGGCGCCGTTCGCCGCACCGCTGATGGACCTGACGCACACAGAAGGCGGTGGCTTCAATTTCGTCGGCAGCTCCAGCTCGGGCAAGACCACCATCCTGGAGGCCGCACGATCCACCTTCGGCGGGCCGGATTTCAAACGGTCGTGGCGGGCCACATCGAACGGTGTCGAGGGCGTGGCCGAGCAGCACAACGACTTGATCTTGTGCATGGACGAAATGAGCGAGGTCGACCCGCGCGAGGCGGGAGCAATTGCGTACATGCTCACCAACGGCGTTGGCAAATCCAGGGCTACCAGGACAGGCGCCAGCCGACCGCCGAAGCGCTGGCGAACGCTCGTGTTCTCGACCGGCGAGCAGAGCCTCGAGGCCACCATGCACGCGGGGCGCATGGCGTCGAAGGCGGGCCAGAGTGTGCGGCTCCTGGACTTGCGCGCCGACAATCGCAGGCACGGGTGCTTCGACGAGCTGCACGGCTACGCATCGGGGCGCGCCTTGTCGGACGCGATCAAGCGGGCGGCGAAAGAAAACTACGGCGCCGCTGGGCGAGCGTTCCTCGAAAAGCTCACGCGCGACGATCGCGACTTCGGCGAGATGCTGGAAATCGCGAAGTCCATTCCCGCGCTTGCCGTGCACAGTGGGCAGGAGGGCCGAGCGGCGGCACGTTGCGCGCTGATCGGCATGGCGGGCGAGCTGGCGACCGAATATGGGCTCACCGGCTGGCCGGACGGCGCGGCGATCGACGCGGCAATCGTCGCGTTCGATGCGTGGAAGTCGTTCCGCGGCGCTGGCGACCAGGAGCCGCGCAAAATCCGCGAAGCGGTTCGGGACTTCCTCGACCGTCACGGCGAAAGCCGGTTCATCGAAGACGGCACCAGCGCTGAGCTGCGCTTCGAAAGCGACGAACGCCACACGCGGGACCGGGCAGGCTACCGCGCGGACGTGGCCCGGGGCGACGGCAAGGACGCCACGTTTGTGCGCCTCTACTACTTCCTCGGCGCGGCGCTGAAGGAGGCCACGACCGGCTTTGAACTGTCCACCGTCACCGACGTCCTGAAGGAATGCGGGGCGCTGGAGCCAGGCAGCGGAGGCCGAATGCAGCAGCAACGCAAGTTCGGTGGCGTCAATCGGCGCTACTACGTCATCAACCCTGAGCGGCTGGAAGCGTGACATGGGGTTGAAAGACCTGCTGCTCCAGCGTGCCGGTAGCCGCGGTAGCCTCACCCAAAACGGCGAGGCTACGGAAAAAGTCGTTTCAAATCAAAGAGGTAGCCTCAACAGCCGCGGTAGCCACGAAAATGCGGGAGGTCGGGCGAAAACGGACACAGAGGGCGGCGATCCGGAAAATCTCTCTCGCGACCTACTATTTAGTGAAGTTACCAAGGATACCGAGGCTACCAGCCTGAAAGCAAAGGAGGAATCCGGTAGCCTCGCAAAAAACCAAAAGGCTACCGAGGCTACCGACCCAGCCGACTGGCAGGGCAAGGCCGAGGACGTTGCGCCTCAGCCCGAACCCGAGTCTGCCCGGTGGCGTCCGTCGCTCGCACCCGCCTCCGGCTCACTGTTCCAGCGCCTCGTGGCGGCTGGAGCCACCGTCAACACCTACGGCAGTCGGGCGAGCATCCGGGCGCCGGCCGGCATCCCTCTGGAACTGGTGAAAGTGGTCGAGGCGCGCGGCTGGCGCATCATCCCCGGCGGCAAGCCGAACCTCGAGGCCGAACACGATAGCTGGCTGGCGGGCGTGCCGATCGCGGACTTGAGCCGATGATATCAGCCTGCCGCATCGGCTACACCGAACAATTGAGAAACGTTACCCTTTGATGGACCGTGTGGTCGCCTACCGCCTGCACGGGCAATATCGCTCGGGCCACCCGCACCGAGCATGGATACCGGCCGAGCATTGCGGATCGCTTTTCGACGCGGCCGACGCTCTGGCTGCTGTCGTGGGCAACGTTGCCGTTATCGTGTGGGCGGACCCAAACGATCTGGCTGAATGAATGGCGAGGTCGGGCGATGTTCTCCGCTATGGAGGCGGCAAGCATCCTCACCAGTACGCGGGCGAGATGGCGTGGCCCGAAGATGTGCGGCGAGTAGACAACGGCACGCAGTACGAGCGGGGCGGCCGGGGCGCGCCGCACAGCCCGAACGCGGCCAACTGGTGTAGGTATTGGCAGCGAGCGGCTTGATGATGTAGCTTGTCGGTAAGCTATCGTGACAGGTCCGGTATAGGCGTCATGCGTATCCCTAAGCGATTGAAAAAGGACGCCATCATAGAGGCCCTGTGCGAGGTTCGATTTGAGCGTTCGGACGTCGCGGAGGTGGTCGTAGGGCGCTTGGTAATGAGTCCCACATGGAAGGGGGCAAGTCAGTCGCGACTTCCCATTGCGAACATACCTGACCCGATGCGGGAAGCTGATCCTAGCCTGCGATTTCAAGCGACAATCGAGTTACGCCAGCGTAAGGAGAACCGTGTTGCTAAGATCGGCTCCAATGTATTTTCCTATCATCTCCTTGCCCCATATCCCGGATGGGACAGCTTCCGACGCGAAATCGGCCATGAACTGAGTTATCTTGTAAAGGAAATAAGCGATTTTAGGGCAATTCGTTTAGGATTCCGCTATATTAATCTTCTGAATGAAGAAGATCATAAGATTGCAAGTGTGGCTGATCTTTCATATAAGATTAGTCAGAGTAACGGCACAAGACTCGCGCCTCCATATAATTTACACTTTATAAGGACCTCTGGAGATAATCATATCGCAAATATAAAAATGTCTTCTCCGGATTTTGTTACTGGCGCGCCGAATGTTCCTTACAGAGCGCTTGTGGACATTGATGTGGGAACACCGGCCGGCTTCGCGTCTAAGAGTTTGGAGGATATTTTGGATTGGATGGAATCAGCGCACGGATTTGAGAAGCGCGAATTCTTTTCCCTTATCCCCGGCGATGTCCTGGATGCCATTACAGAGGAATGGGAAGGCTATGACTAGGATGAATTTCTGCTTGGAGGAGAGCGCATCATCGATCAATATTCAGATCTCTACGATTGTGCCTCGGGTTTCTGATAGCCAGCCCATTGGCTGGGAGGTGCCAACTGGTAGTTTGGAGTACGTTAGTGCCCGATCAGGAGGCAATATAACAGAAAGACCATATGAGCCAACTGGGTTCGTTTCAGAACCGGATAGCCGCCGATTCGTAGATCTGTTGCTTGCATCAGTTGACGTTATTGATTAGAGTTACATATAATGTCGACATACTCTATTGATGAGTATTTTAATTTCATTAATAGACATTTAACTGTTTCAGAAACAGACTTCTATGTGACCGAAAATCATTTCGCTTTGGGCAGAGGGTTGATCTATGATCAAGTGCGATATCCGCTTTACTTGCCGGATGAACGCAAATTTCGTACTGTGGAAGGGCGGGTGTACGTCTTAACGCATGAGTGTGACGCAGACCAATCAAATATCCGACCATATAACGATGACATTTTGATATGTCCGCTTCTTCAGTTTGAGATTTGGGTATGCGACTTTCATCAGAGATATGGGCGAGACAAATGCTTAAGTTGGCTTGCCAACATGGGGAAACGAAAAATCAGTCGGCTTTTCTATTTTCCGAAAATAGATGACCGATTTCGGTTTGGTGCTGTGGCATTTTTAAATCAAATGTATAGCACGAAGATTAATGAATTTGTCGAGGACCGTGCACAACTTGTTTCTTCATTGTCATCCGATGGATTGGAGGATATTCAGACGGTTTTAAGGACGCATTTTTTTCGTCCAAAGGTTGATGTTGCATCATCGGCGACCCACTAGGCCGTCACGTCAACCGCCACGCCGTGGCCCTCGGCCCCAGCACCACCTGTTCGACGCTCGCTCCATCTTCTCCTGCAGCGTCTTGTCAGTTCGGCTCTCGACAAACGCCTGAGGACCCCGCCCGCTTGGGATCGCTTTGCGCGTAATCGGGCCAGCCGCAATCTCGGCCATGCTCATTGGCGCTGCTGTCGTCCCTAAGATGTCCAGCAGTCGCGGATCATCTGGCGCATTGGTCGTGATGCTGGCAAGGGGATAGCCGGGATCGAAGACGCGGATCGTGGTGTCGATATGCGCCGGGCATTAGCGAAGCTGACTCAGAGCCGTCTCGGCGACGCAGTGAACCACCGACGATGTGAGCGCCGCGCGGCGGAAGCGTGCGTGGCAGAAGCCCCATCCATCTTCAGAAACTGATGCTTAATCAGTGGACAAAACCATCTAAAGCCGCGTAAAAGCTGAAGAAGCGTAGGATAGAGTCGATTGTGTCCGCACGGTATCTGAAATCTTGAGGCAGAACCGCGCCGGAGGAGAGCGAACGCATGTTGATCCAAACGATACACGGCGCGCTGGCGCGAGGTGAATAGGTCGGAGCGCCGAACATGAACTTCGGGCAAATGACGCTCGGCTGGCTGCAGGGCTCGTCGTTCGCGGCGCGGCTCTTAGCGATGCCCACACTCTGGACTTTGCCAGGCGTCGGGGCGGCTCCGACCGAATGGACGAAGAGCTGAGATGACGGCCAAGGTGATCGCGACGGCCGACAAGGTGGACTACGAACTGGCCGGCGGGAAAGCGCGGGCGATGAGCCGGAAGAAACGACGCGCCAAAGCCAAGGCAATGGCCAAGCCCGCGCTAGGGCGGAGCCCGCTGCTGGTCGAGGAGGTCCGCGAGCTCGATCCCGAGGGTCGGATCGTGGTCCACAACCGGTTGGTCGATACGCTTGCACGGATGCATAAATCCGGCACCATCAGCGAGCCGATGCTGGATGCCGGGCGGCGGTTCCAGCGCCAGTTCATCATGGCACAGTTCGACCCGCTGAAGGCAGCCGACATCGCCAGGATCCCCGGCAACGGACGTGAGCCTGATCCCGGCGACACGACGCTGGGTGCGAGACGCCAGGTGCACGGAGCCCTCCGGGCGCTGGGTGGCCGTGACGGGTCCTTGGGTTCAGCGGCTTGGCACGTGCTCGGTTGCGGCCGCTCCGTTCGGGATTGGGCGCTCAGGCAGGGCTGGGCCGGGCGGCAGGTCCGGCGCGAGCAGGCCGAGGGGATGCTGATCGCCGCCCTCGATCTCCTGGCCGGGCATTACGGAATGAAGACGCGTGCGGCGGCCTGAGTGATCAGCTTTCGATTGACAGCGGTGACCGCCACAAGCTAGGAATTCAGGTATCATCGCGAGAGTTGTGAGAGACCCCGCCCCGCCCGGCGGGCTTTCGTGTGTTCAGGGGTGCCGGCATTGAGCGGCATCCGGCCAAGCCATTGAAAATCAACGGGTCCTTCCTGTGCCGAAGTGTATGCGGGGGGCGGTGGCCCGGGACTTCGCTACAGACAGCCCGGGAATCCGGGTTCGCAGTTCGCACACCAGGTTCGCACCCGCCGCCCCGAGAGCCGCCAGTTTGGCGGCTTTTGCCGTTTCTGGTCCTGCGCACCTCGGGTGCGCACCACGGTCCAGGTTCGCACTCAGGTGCGCAGTTCGCAGGTTCGCAATCATGCCAGAGACGACCGCCCTCACCGCCCTGGCCGAGCGGCTGGAGCTCTGGCCGATCGACCGGCTGCGGCCCTACGAGCGCAACCCCCGGACACACAGCGCCGACCAGGTGGCGCAGATCGCAGCCTCGATGGTCGAGTTCGGCTTCACCAACCCGATCCTGGTCGACGAGGCGGACGGCATCCTCGCCGGGCATGGTCGGCTGATGGCGGCCCGTGAGCTGGGCCTGGCCGAGGTGCCGGTGGTCCGGCTCGGCCATCTGACGCCGGCGCAGAAGCGCGCCTATGTGATCGCCGACAACCAGCTGGCCCTGCGTGCGGGGTGGGATGCGACCCTGCTCGCCGAGGAGCTGGCCTGGCTTCGGGACGAGACCTTCGATCTCGATCTGCTCGGCTTCGACGCCGGCGAGCTGGAGGCGCTGCTCGCACCTGCCGGGGGCGAGAGCGAGGGTGCCGAGGACGAGGTGCCGGAGCCGCCGGTCGAGCCGATCTCCAGGCCCGGCGATCTCTGGCTGCTGGGCAATCACCGGGTGCTCTGTGGCGATGCCACCATCCTGACGGACGTCGAGCGCGTGCTCGCCCGCTCCCTCGCCGACATGGCCTGGACCGATCCGCCTTACAACGTCGACTATGGCAACTCGGCCAAGAACAAGCCGCGCTCGAGTAGCGGAGCGGTAGCGTCCGGGAAGAGCGGCAAAGACCGGCGAATCCTCAACGACGCGCTCGGTGACAGCTTCGGGACCTTTCTGCAGGACGCCTGCACCAACATCCTCACCGTCACCAAGGGTGCGGTCTACATCGCCATGAGCAGCTCGGAGCTGCACACCCTCCAGGCGGCGTTCACCGCCGCCGGCGGCAAGTGGTCGACCTTCATCATCTGGGCCAAGAACACCTTCACGCTCGGCCGTGCCGACTACCAGCGGCAGTACGAGCCGATCCTCTACGGCTGGCCGCAGGGTGCCGAGCACTACTGGTGCGGCGCCAGGGACCAGGGCGATGTCTGGCACTTCGACAAGCCGGTCAAGAACGACCTGCACCCGACGATGAAGCCGGTGGCCTTGATCGAGCGGGCGCTCAGGAACTCCAGCAAGCGGCGCGACATCGTGCTGGATCTGTTCGGCGGATCGGGCTCGACCCTGATCGCGGCGGAGAAGACCGGCCGGCAGGCCCGGCTGGTCGAGCTCGATCCGCGTTATGTCGATGTGATCGTCACGCGCTGGCAGGATTGGACGGGCGGGGCTGCCACGCTGGAAGGCGATGGGCGGACGTTTGGTGAGCTGGAGGCGGAGCGGGTCGCCACGTGAAGCAGTCGAGGCTCATGTCGCTGGTCGAGGCGGTGACGAACGTCGCCGTCGGCTATGGCGTCGCCGTGCTTACACAGCTGATCGTCTTCCCGTGGTTCGGTTTGCCGGGGCGCGTCGCGGACGCTCTCGCGATTGGAGTAATTTTCACGGCGGTGTCGACCGCCCGGAGCTACGCGCTGCGGCGCGTGTTCGAGGCAATCCGCGCTCGGCGCACGGAGCCGCGTCATGCGAAGGCAACTCCCCGCTTGGCGGCGGCCAAGCAAAGCCTCAGGCGCGTCTCAGGCGACACAGGAGCGATCATGTAGGCGAACGTCGTCTTCGACGCACGCCGGCGGATCAATCGGCCGAGCGTTCCTCGGGCACCGTCTCGTCAACCGGCTCGACGCTCTCGACCACGGGCAGGAAGGGCTCCGCGGCGTCAAAGTACGACGCAGCGTTCTCGATCCGGACGACCTCGCGGAACTCGCGTTCGTGATTGGCGGGATAGTAGCCGAGATGCATCATCGCGACGAACTGACCGGCGACCGAGCCAGCGCACTCGGGCGTCTCGGCCTGGATGACCAGGGTGGTGTAGTGCTCGTCGTCGTAGGCGTGGACACGGTAGAGCGGCATCGGGATCTCCCGAATGGGGCGCCCCGCCGGTGGGTGCCGGCGGGGCTCTCGTGGTGTGTCGCGGCTCAGGCTAATTTGTAGATCCGCCGACCCTGGCCGTCCTTGGTCGAGGTGACCTCGAGGCCGAGCTTCTTCTTGAGGGCGCCGGAGATGGCGCCGCGGATGGTGTGCTTCTGCCAGCCGGTGGCTTCGGCGATCTCGTCGAGGTCGGCGCCCTCGGGGCGGCGGAGCATAGCGATCAGGGTCGCCTGCTTGGTGCCCTCGCGGATCTGCGGCTTGGCGGCCGTGTCCTCGGCTACCGGCGGCTCGGTCGTCCCGGCTTCCTGTGCTGCGGCCCGCTCGGCGGCATCGGCCTTCACTTCGGCCACCACTTCGGCGGTGATCTGCTCGACCTTGGCCCGGCCGGTCTTGGTGATTTCTGCGAGCCAGTCGGTGGGGCTGAGCCGGCCATCGAGCAGGCCGGATGCCGCTTCGAGGATCTCGCCCGTGGTCAGGCCCAGGCCGGCGGCCCGCTTGCCGATCGCCGCCAGCGCCTTGTCGCGATTGGCGGGGTGGCGCGGCTGGCCGTCGAGGGCGGAGAGGATGTTGGCGAGGTCGGTCTTGGAAAGGTTGGTCGGCATGGTCGGCGTCTCCGGATCGTTTGGGCCGCACCCTTGCGGCTCCTACGACCCCGAGCCCCGGCGGCGGTGCAGCGCGGGGCCAGGGGTTCGAGCGGCTGTCTCAGATCAGCGTCTCGAGCAGGTCGATCTCGACCTTCAGCAGCTCGCTCCGCCGGGCGTCGCGGCAGCGCAGGTAGGTCTCGGTCAGGGCGTCGACATGCTCGGCGATCACCCGGTCGGTGGTGAAGGGGTTGCCTTCTTCCCGGTTGCGGCGGAGGCGCCGGGCGTCGTGGACCAGGGGCATCGGGTTGCTCGGCATGAGGGCCATCCTTGTTCGCGTGGCTCGGCCGGCTCAGCCGGCGTGCTCGCCCTCGTTGAAGGCCATGTCGGTGATCTGCCGCAGCAGGTTGGCGTAGTGGGCGACATGGTCGACATGGCTCCAGGTGACCTCGTCCGGGCCGACATCGAAGTGGTCGTCGCTGAGGCTCTGCAGGCGGGCCAGCATGGCGTCGATCTCGGCCTTCCTGGCGACGAAGGCGGCCATGGCCTTCTCCTGGGTGCTGGTCATCTGGGTCGGGGTCGTCATCGTCGCTGTCCCTCGGCTCGTTGGCGTGGGTGCATGAATCGCTTCAATCGGCGCGTGTATCCAGTAGAATATCGCTCTACCGATCGAGATTAAGTTGTTGACCTGGAACGCTTATCATCATGCGGGCCACGAGTAATCGCAAGCTCGCCGAAGCGCTCGGCGTCAGCGAGACGGCGGTCCGGAAGGCGCTGGCTTCGGGTCGGATCAGTCGTGATGCCGACGGCGGCTTCGACATCGCGAAGGTCAAGCGGCAGTGGACCGGCAACACCGATGCGGCGCAGCAGCGGCCGGCGGCGAAGGCGGCCCCGAGGTTGCGACCGGTGCCGGTAGCAGCCTTGGAGAGCGTGCGCGAGACGCTGCGGGATCAGGGCGAGGAGCCCGCACCCGGGAGCCCGAGCTTCCTGCAGGCACGGACGGCCAACGAGGTCCTCAAGGCCCAAGAGCGACGGCTGCTGCTGCAGCGGCTCAAGGGCGAGCTGATCGACCGGGCGCGGGCGACGGCGCAGGTCTTCACCCTGGCACGGCAGGAGCGAGATGCCTGGGCGCAATGGCCGGCGCGGGTGGCAGCGGACCTCGCCGCCAGACTGGAGCTGGAAACCCACACCGTGCAGACGGCGCTCGAAGCGGCCGTCAAAGCTCACCTGGCGGAGCTCGCCGAGGTCAAGCCACGGTTCGACTGATCGGCCATCAGCCGGGAGACGAGATCGATGCGACGCTGGCTCGCCACCAACCTGCTCGAGCTGCTGCGCGACACGGCCGCCGGCGGCTTCGTGCTGGTGGTGCTCCTGGCGCTGGCGTGGCTCTCGGGGCTCATGGGCTGAACCATGCGTCTTGACGACTACGACGGTGCGGCGGCGATCGCTGCTGCCTGGGCCGACGGCCTGCGCCCCGATCCCTCGCTCACCGTTTCCGCCTGGGCCGATCGGCATCGCGTGCTGAGCCCGCGGGGTGCGAACGAGGCCGGTCCCTGGCGGACCTCGCGCACACCGTACCTGAAGGAGATCATGGACCACCTCTCGCCCTCCCACCCCTGCCAGAGGGTGGTGTTCATGAAGGGTGCTCAGACGGGCGGAACCGAGGCAGGGAACAACTTTCTGGGCTACGTCATCCACCATTCCCCTGGGCCGATCCTGGCCGTCCAGCCGACGGTCGAGCTGGCCAAGCGGTTCAGCCAGCAGCGGGTCGAGCCGCTGATCGAGGCGAGCCCGATGCTTCGGGAACGTGTCGCGCCGGCCAGATCGCGGGACTCCGGCAACACGGTGCTGAGCAAGATCTTCCCGGGCGGCATCCTGGTGCTGACCGGTGCCAACTCGGCCGTGGGCCTCCGGTCCATGCCGGCCCGCTATCTCTTCCTCGACGAGGTCGACGCCTACCCGCCCTCGGCCGACGAGGAGGGCGATCCGGTGGCCTTGGCGGAAGCCAGGACCCGGACCTTCGCCTGGCGGCGCAAGGTGTTCCTGGTCTCGACGCCGACGATCAGGGGAGTATCGCGGATCGAGCGGGAGTACGAGGCCTCCGACCAACGGCGGTTCTTCGTCGGCTGCCCGCATTGCGGCCACCGCCAGTGGCTGACGTTCGAGCGGCTGCGCTGGGCCAAGGGCAGTCCCGAGACCGCCGCCTACCAGTGCGAGGGGTGCGACGCGCGGATCGAGGAGCGGCACAAGACGGCGATGCTCGCCGGTGGCGAGTGGCGGGCGACTTCCACCTCGGCCGATCCGCTGACCGTGGGGTTCCACATCTCCAGCCTCTACAGCCCACTCGGCTGGCTGTCGTGGGAGCGGATTGCCCGCGAGTGGCTGGCGGCCCAGGGCTCGGACGAGGCCATCAGGAGCTTCAAGAACGGGGTCCTGGGCGAGACCTGGCAGGAGAGCGGCGAGGCGCCGGATTGGCAGCGCCTCTACGATCGCCGGGTGCCGTGGCCGGCCGGCACCGTGCCGGCGGGCGGCCTGTTCCTCACCGCCGGTGCCGATGTGCAGAAGGACCGGATCGAGATCGATGTCTGGGCCTGGGGTCGGGGATTGGAGAGCTGGCTGGTCGAGCACATCGTCGTCGAGGGCGGCCCCGAGCAGGCGCGGACCTGGGCGGGGCTCGATGCGCTCCTCGCCCGCACCTGGCCGCACGAGTCGGGGGCCGCCATGGCGCTGTCCCGGCTCGCCATCGACACCGGCTACGAGGCGCCGGCCGTCTATGCCTGGGCCCGTCGTGCCGGCTTCGCCCAGGTGGCCCCGGTCAAGGGGGTGGAGGGCTTCAACCGGGCGAGCCCGGTCTCGGGCCCGACCTTCGTCGATGCCACCGAGGGCGGCAAGCGACTCCGCCGCGGCGCCCGGCTCTGGACCGTGGCGGTCTCCACCTTCAAGGCCGAGACCTATCGGTTCCTGCGCCTCGACCGGCCGACCGACGAGGAGCGCGCCGCCGGCGTGAGGTTCGCGCCCGGCACGATCCACCTGCCCGGCTGGGCGGAGAGCGAGTGGTGCAAGCAATTCGTCGCCGAGCAGCTGGTGACCACGCGCACGAGGCGCGGCTTCCAGAAGCTCGAGTGGCAGAAGCTGCGCGAGCGCAACGAGGCGCTCGACTGCCGGGTCTACGCCAGGGCGGCCGCCTGGATCGCCGGCGCCGATCGCTGGGGCGACGACAAATGGCGGGACCTCGAGCGCCAGGTTGGTGCCACCGAGCCGCCGGCCGTTGAGGCGGCGACGAGCAATACGGATGGTGGTGTCGAGCGCGCACCTGCCGCCGGTGTGGTCCGCCGCCCGCCAGCGCGGCACGGACGGCGCGTGTTCCGCCAGAGCTATGTGAGCTGAGACCATGACCCTGGACGAGATGACGGCGCGGCACGAAGCGCTGCTCGCCGCCCGCTTCCGTGGCGTGCGCACGGTCGAGATCGAGGGCCGGCGCATCACCTATGCGACCGATGCCGAGATGGCGGCGGCTCTGGGCGACCTCGAGCGGCGCATCGCCGAGACGAAGGCGGGGTCTCGGCGGCGGATCGTCCGGACCCGGGCGGCCAAGGGACTTTGAACGGCATGCTGGGTATGGTGCAGCACTGGCGCCGGCGCGTCGGCGCCCTGATCGGCGGCTTCGAGGCCGGCGAGGCGTCGCGGCGGCTGCGGCACTTCCAGCCGAGCCGGGCGCATCTCAACACGCTGGTGGCAGCAGCCGGCGCCGACATCACCGCGCGGGCGCGGTGGCTGGTGCGCAACAACGGCTATGCCGCCAACTCCATCGAGAGCTGGGCCGGCAACGTCGTCGGCGACGGCATCAAGCCGTCGTCGCTGATCGCCGACGCCGACCTAAAGGCAGAGGTGCAGCGGCTCTGGCTCGACTGGACCGACGAGAGCGACACCGAGGGGTTCACCGACTTCTACGGTCAGCAGCGCCGGGCCGCACGCGAGGTGTTCATCGCCGGCGAGGTATTCCTCCGCTTCAGACCGCGCCGCCGCGAGGACGGGCTCACCGTGCCCCTGCAGCTGCAGATGATCCCATCCGAGATGCTGCCGCTCAATCGCAACGAGTCGCTGCCGGGTGGCAACGTGATCCGCCAGGGCATCGAGCTCGACCGCATCGGCAGGCGGGTCGCCTACCACTTCCTGCGCCGCCATCCGGGCGACGTGACCGATCCGGGCCTGCCAGGCGAGACGGTGCGGGTGCCGGCATCCGAGGTGATCCACGTGATCGACCCGGTGGATGCGGGCCAGCTCAGGGGCGTCTCCCGCTTCGCCCCCGGCATCGTCAAGCTGTTCCTCCTCGACCAATACGACGACGCCGAGCTCGACCGCAAGAAGGTGGCGGCGATGCACGCGCTCTTCATCACCACGCCGGCACCGGCGGAGCCGTTCGATATGGCCGAGAGCGACGAGGGGGCCGAGCGCACCATGGACCTGCAGCCGGGCCAGATCGTCATGCTGGAGCCCGGCGAGGAGGTGCAGACCTCCGCACCCGCCGATGTCGGCCAGACCTACGAGCCCTTCCAGTACCGCACCCTGCTGCAGGTCTCGGCAGCACTCGGGCTGCCGTATGCCTACCTGTCGAACGACATGCTCAAGGCCAACTACTCGAACTCCAGGCTGGCGCTGCTCGAGTTCCGCCGCCGGGTCGAGGCCTACCAGCACGCGGTGATGGTCTGGCAGATCTGCCGGCGGGTCTGGGCCCGCTGGCTGGACACCGCGGTCATGGCCGGTGCCCTCGATCTCCCCGACTACGAGACCCGCCGCCGCGAGCATATCGCCTGCTCCTGGCTGCCGCCGAAGTGGGACTGGGTCGATCCGCTGAAGGACGCCCGTGCCGAGATCGAGCAGATCGAGGCGGGCCTCAAGAGCCGCACCCAGGCGCTGGCCGAGCGCGGCTACGACGCCGACCAGGTCGACGCCGAGATCGCCGGCGACCGCGAGCGGGAGCGCGGACTCGGTCTTTCGTTCACCGGCGCACGGCCCGAGCCGATCCCGCCGGACGATCAGGCCCAGCCGAACCCCGCACCACCCGCCGACTGAGGCTCGCATGACGTCGCACCATCCTGTCCTGACCCGGCTCGCCGGCCGGCCATTGGCGCTCGCACCACGGGCGATCGATGCCCTGCTCGCCGTGGGTCGCACGCTCGACGCTCGATCGACGATCCCGCTGGCCAGCGTCGGCGATCGGCATGCCACCCACGGCTTCACCCTGACCGACAGCTTCATCGCGGTGGTGCCGGTGGTCGGGCCGCTGGTCAGCCGCGGCGACTGGCTCTCGGCCCTCTTTGGTGCGACCGACTACGGCACGCTTGGTGGCACTATCGGCGCGGCCTTCGCCGAACCGTCGGCACGTGCCGTTCTCCTCGAACTCGACTCGCCCGGCGGCGAGGTCGGCGGCCTGCTCGATCTGGTCGAGCGCCTCACGGCCTTGCGGGCTGAGAGCGGCAAGCCGCTCTGGGCGGTGGCGAGCGAGTCTGCCCTCTCGGCCGGCTTCGCCATCGCCAGCGCCGCCGACCGGCTCTACCTGAGCCGCACCGCCGAGGTGGGCTCGGTCGGCATCGTCGCCGTCCATGTCGACGAGAGCGGCGCCGATGCCATGGCCGGTCATGCCTGGACGCTGATCCATGCCGGGCGGAAGAAGGTCGAGGGCAATCCGCACAGCCCCCTCTCGACCGAAGCCGTCGCCGACATCCAGGCCGATGTGGACGCCCTTCACGACGAGCTCGTGGCGCTCGTCGCCCGCAACCGCGGCCTGAGCCCGGACGCCGTCCGGGCGACGGAGGCCGCCGTCTATCGCGGCCGGCGCGGCATCGATGCCGGCTTCGCCGACCAGCTCGGCAGCCTGGACCAGGCGCTCGCCGATCTCACCGCCATGCTCGACCGGCCGGCCCCGAAGCCGGCCGCCACCGCCACCGCTTCACGCACCCTTGTCCTTCAGCCATCGAGGAGAACCCCCTCCATGACCAGCGAGACCGATACCATTGTCGAGGACGCCGTTCCCGCCGAACCGGAGGCACCCGCCACGGAGCCCAGCGACACCGCGGAAGGGAAGCCGGCAAGCACCGCACCGCCAGTGGCACCCGTCCAGCCGGCGGCACCCGAGCCGTCGCCCGGCGACACCGCCGAGCGGCTGCGCGCCGAGTACGCCGAGATCGCCGCCGTCGCCGCGCAGGCGGGCCGGCTCGGCATCGCCATCGATGCGGCCGACGCCATGGCCAGGGGTCTGAAGCCGGAGGCGCTGCGCCGCTCGGTGCTAGACGCGCTGAGCCAGCGGGCCGAGGCGAGTGCCGTGGTCGCGGCGGCACCGCCGGCCCCCACCGCCGGCGACAGTCCGATCGTCCGCCGTGCGCGCGAGCGTGCGGCCACCGCCAACGCCAAGGCATGAGGAGCTGACCGATGCCTGTCCTGACCAAGTCGCCTACCCTGGGCGATCTTCTCAAGTACGAGCTCGACGGCAGCTACTGCCGCGAGGTCGTGACGCTCGAGGCCGGCACGAGCTATGCGCTCGGGGCCGTGCTCGGCCGGATCACCGCCTCGGGCAAGCACCGCCTCTCGCCGGCCGCCGAGGTCACCGGTGACGAAGGGGCCGAGCTCGCCGTCGCCGTGCTGATCGAGGCGGTCGATGCCACGGCCGGCGACAGGACTGGTCTCGTCGTCGCCCGCGGGCCGGTGATCGTCTCCAAGGCGGCGCTCACCCTCGACGCCTCGGTCGACCAGCCGGCCGAGATCGCCGCCAAGCATGCCGAGCTGAGCGCCGCCGGCATCGTCCCCCGCGACACGGCCTGATTCCAAACTTCCCGTCTCACGCTCCTCAGGAGACCCCATCCCATGGTCGCCATCATCAATCCCTTCGACTCGGGCGGCTACACGCTCGCCGAGATGACCCAGGCCATCAACATCCTGCCCAACGTCTACACCCGGCTCGGGCAGATGGGCCTGTTCCGCTTCGAGGGTGTCACCCAGCGCTCGGTGATCATCGAGCAGGCCGAGGGTGTCCTCAACCTGCTGCCGACGGTGCCGCTCGGTGGCCCTGCCACCGTCGCCAACCGCGACACCCGCTCGATGCGCTCCTTTACCGTGCCCTGGATCCCGCACGACGACGTCATCACGCCCCAGGACATACAGGGGATCCGCGGCTTCGGCGTCGCCGACGCGGCCGATCCCTTGGCCACCGTGATGGAGCGCAAGCTCACCCGCATGCGGGTCAAGCACGCCCAGACGCGGGAGTACATGGAGGTCAACGCGCTCCGGGGCATCGTCAAGGACGGTGCGGGCAGCACGCTCTACAACTACTTCACCGAGTTCGGCCTCGCGCAGCTCGAGACCGACTTCGTGCTGGGCACCGCCGGCACCCAGGTCCAGGCCAAGGTGCGCGACGTGCTCCGCAAGGTCGAGACCGAGCTCAAGGGCGAGGCCATGACCGGCGTGCTGGCCCTCGTCTCGCCCGGCTTTTTCGACAAGCTGATCGGTCATGCCAAGGTCGAGGAGGCTTACAAGTACTATTCCTCGACCGGGGCGCAGCCGCTGCGCGAGGACACCCGCCGGCGCTTTCCCTTCGGCGGCATCCTCTTCGAGGAGTACAACGCCACGGTCACCCTCTCGACCGGCGGCACCGAGACGTTGATCCCGGCCGGCGAGGGCATCGCCTTCCCGCTCGGCACGCTCGATACCTTCGTCACCTACGGGGCGCCCGCCAACCTGATCGAGACGGTGAACACCATGGGCCTGCCGACCTATGCCAGGCAGATCGCCCGGCCCGACGGCAGCGCCATCGAGGTCAAGACCGAGGCCTCGATCCTGCCGGTCAACAAGCGGCCGCGCCTGGCGGTGCGCATCCACAGCAGCAATTGAATGGCGGGGCGTGCACAAATGAATCATTTTGCGGGCGCAGCTAGTGATGTTTCTCCACGGACGTGGCAAGTCTCCAAAGAACTCCCTCAGGGCCCATGACGATTTGTCTACAATTTCGGTAATCTAATTCCGCTAACTCATCGATGTGAGCAGCCTTGTTCCTGAAGTCGATTGTTATTCTTGTGAGCGATCGATGTAGGCCGTTCTGATCCAGGATCCAATGTGAACCTGTCCAATCAGATGCTAGCTGCATGAATGACTGCAACAGCTGGCTTGTGTTCCGCCTATTTCGGCTGTGGATAACGGTTTGCAGGAAATGGGCAATGGCGCCAAGCTCTGGTGGTTTTCGATTTTGATTTGCGCAGAATGTCGCGACGCGGGCTATGTCCTTGTCGTCCAAGTCGATCGACAGATCCATGCCGCCTGTCCTGTTCGCAAGCGGTCGGACAATATTGTTAATTATTTCCAGTTCAACTGCCTTGCACAAGCCTATTATGGCGGGAGACCACTCTAGTTGTTGATCAGTGCCGAGCTTATCGGCGAGGAATTCGGCAGTAGCGAGAAAACGCAATGTCTCTGGCGACAAATATTTCGCCCGAGCTTCCGACGCCAATAGCAGTCGTTCTGCTCCCCGTTGATCGTCTATCTTGACCATTGAATAAAGCAGGTTCGCTAAATTTTCTGCCTTGCTTTCATCACGATCTGCCCCCTCTTTTATTTCGTAGATAGACAGAAGTTGACCATAGCAGCCATTACAAAGTCGCTTTGACCAATCATCTGCGTATACAGTGATCAACTTCGATTTTTTCGTTGTGCCACAGCGAAAACATCGAAAAGCTGCAACTGTAGCCAATCGGAATTGCTGTAGTGGCCCGCGCTTGGGATAGGTCTTAATCACCGGCGATGGAGTCGTGACCATATTTCATGGATCCTGGGCGCTTGCCGCACGACATTGGCTTATCGACCACGCAAAGGCATAGCACAATGAATGCGTTCGCCGCAGCTATGGATGCGCTTTTTCTGGACCCCCACCTCGCACAGGACGCCGCCTGGCGGGCAGGTGGCACGGGACCTTCGGTGACGGTGCGGATCGTGCTGCGCCAGCCCGACCGCATCGGCGGCTTCGGCGAGACGCGGCTGCTCGCCGACACCACCGTAGTCGAGCTGCGCACGGTCGAGGTGCCTGTCGTAGCCGCCGGCGATACCATCGAGATCGACGGCGACCTCTACCGGGTCCAGGGCGAGCCCGTGCGCGACAGCGAGCGCCTCATCTGGACAGCGGAGCTGCGGCCGGCATGAAGCTCACCGCGAGCATTGTCGGCAGCCTCGGGCAGCTAATGGCCGAGGAGGTCAGAGCCGGCGAGAAGGCGGCGAGCATCGCCGTACGGCAGGCGGGCGAAGGGCTCAAAGCTGCCTGGCGGGCGCAGATCGTCGGTGCCGGACTCGGCACGCGGTTGGTGAAGACGATCCAAAGTCAGGTCTATCCCAAGTCCGGCCAAAGCCTGAACGCCGCCGTCGTCGTCTGGTCGAAGGCGCCAGTGATCGTTGGTGCCCACGACACCGGCCCACTGATCCGCTCGAGGAACGGCTTCTGGCTGGCGATCCCGACGCCAGCCGCGGGCCGGTCGCTGCGCGGTGGCCGGATCACCCCCGGCGAATGGGAACGCCGCAACGGTCTGCGCCTGCGCTTCGTCTACCGCCGCTCAGGCCCCAGCCTGCTCGTCGCCGAGTCCCGGCTGAACACCAGAGGCCGGGCGGTGCGCTCGCGCTCGAAGACTGGGCGAGGTGCCGCCACGGTGCCGATCTTCCTGCTGGTGCCGCAGGTCAAGTTGCCGAAAAGGCTGGACCTTGTCCGGGATGCTGTGCGGGCGCATGAGGCCTTGCCGAGGCTCGTCGTGGGGAAGTGGGTGGAGGGGCGCATACGATAAACGGCGATTTGCACTCCTTTCCCTCATGCCGTCACGGTACAAAACATTCGCCCATTCTCGTTTGCGTAAGGCGTGACTGCTCGGTAGATTGCCGAGCAGAGGAGAAGATTTTGCATAAGGTCGCAGGCCTTAGCCTCGTTCCGGATCACCAGACCGACGTCATTCAGAGCTAGTCGCGGGTGGTGGCCGATTACGAGGCATGGGATGGGCACGAGTGGGAGTTGCACGTCCTTCGACTCCTCCAAGATCGGTATGGCGCTGAGAACGTCCAAAAGGTGCCGGCGAAGCACAAGGGCGACTGCGGGCTAGACTACTTCTGCCTTGATCGGCGTGTTGTCTACCAGTGCTATGCGGTAGAGGAGCCTGTCGACGTCGCCGCCCGAGCCACGAAGCAGAAAACGAAGATGACGACCGACGTCGGAAAGTTCTGCGACCCGTCGAAGGGGGCGGCGCGGATGTTCGACGGATACAAGATCAAGCGCTGGATACTTGCCGTTCCGCTGCACGATAGCAGGGAGGTGGTCGAGCACGCGATGAAGAAGACGGCGGAGGTAGTCACCAAGGACCTCCCACACGTCGATCGCGAGTTTCAGGTATTGGTGCACGACCGATCGGACTTCGACGATGATTCTTGGAAGCGCCGCGCGCAGTTGCGCAAGCGAATTCGGCCGGTCGTGTCACCAACGAGCCATGAGGAAGTTGTTGCGGTCGCCAGTGGGGACCACAATCTGACCACGAATCTCCGTGGAAAGCTTCAGATACGCTTCGCCGACCTTAGCGCGCTTGATGATGCAGTCGAAGTGGCGCTCCGTGTATCGCTCGAGTCCCAGAATATTGTAGAGGCTTTGCGAGAGAGCGCTCCAGACGCTTTCGAAGATGTGACCCGCCTTGCCGCACAGAGGTTGCGGCGACTTGGCCTTGGATCGCGAGGCGCCGGCAACATCGACCGGCTTGATGCCGAGATCGAGGGGCTAAAGTCGAGCATCCTCGCCGCAGTTCCAAATCTCGATCCGGGATTCGCCGAGACGATTGCCTTTGGTGCGGTGAGCGAGTGGCTGATGCGCTGTCCGCTGAGGCTTGAATGACATGAAGGAGATTGCCCGCCTCAAGTCCGCCTTAACCGGTGACTTCACCGTGACCGCACGGCCTGAACCAATCCCGGGAGACCTTCGCGTTGGCTGGGGACAAGCGCTGCTGCTGCTGGTCCTCGCCTCATCGAAGGGCATGCGGTGCAGCCTACAGAAGGTACATTTTCTCGCACATCTCAGCCGCGGCGCACGATCTAGGGCGGAGACGCGCCAAGTCCTGGCGCGAAACCGGTCGCCTGCCCAGCTCTCTGTCCGGATCGAGCCGTGGGTGAATCGAGCCATTGCGTTTGGTAAAGCGAATGGTCTCGTCGAGATGCAGAATGGCAAGGCGCTAACGCTGACAGAAGCGGGGAAGGCCATTGCCGACAAGGTCCGAGAGGCTGGCGTGCTAGTCGAAGAGACGACATTTTTGGATGAGATCGGAAGGATTGCGACCGAAAAGATGGTCGACAGCATCATAAAGATGGAGTCTTTCTGATGTCGCTACAGATCAAGCACATCCGCCTTCGTGCGCAAACTACCGACGGACTGTACGGCACCGACGTTACCTTGAACGGCGGTCTGACTGTGCTTCATGCACCTAATACATCGGGTAAATCGACAGTACTCCACGCCTTCTTGTACGCGCTCGGCCTTGAGCAAATGCTCAGCCCCAAAAGGGAGATCCCCCTGTCCTACGCCATGCGCGACTACGTCGAAGATCCCAGCACAGCGGAGCGTTACGATATCCTTGAATCTTTCGTCGCCGTCGAAATCGAGAACGCCGCCGGCGAGCGGATGACAGTCCGTCGGAACGTGGTCGCAATGACCGATAAGAGGCTCGTGAGCGTGGTTGAAGGCCCCGAGCTGACTAATGGAGCGGGAGAATACCAGCGTCGAGACTATTTTGTAATTGATCCGGGCGCCGCACAGCGCGAGGCCGGATTCCACCGCAGGCTGGCGGAATTCATGGGCTGGCAGCTGCCAGTCGTGAAGCGATACGATGGTGGAGAGTGCCCGTTGTACATCGAGACAGTATTCCCGCTATTCTTTGTCGAGCAGAAGGTGGGCTGGTCAACGATTCCGGGCGCTATTCCCACGCAATTTCGCATCCGTGAAGTACATCGCCGCTCTGTCGAATTTCTCTTGAAACTCGACACTCACGAGATGGAACTCCGGCGGCAGGACATCGAGTTGCGGATCAACGCTGCGCGCGTGGAGTGGGCCAAGACCGTCGATGCCATTGGCGCGTCGGCCACCGCGTCTGGACTGCGGGTGGCTCGCCTTCCCGGCACTCCTACCGCCTTCGCAAGTGAGGTACGCGACGTTTTCGTTGAGGTTTTCGAGGCTGGTGAGTGGCGTAGGCTTGAAAAGCGGCTCGCCGATCTCGCGGCCCAAATGACCAAACTAGAGGAGCAAACGATTCCAGAGGTCGGGAGCGTCGCCGAAGGCGTGGCTGCCGAAGTCGAAGGGTTGAGTTCAGAAATACATACGCTGAATTCCGAGCGTGCCGAAATTTTTAGAGCGCGACAAACCGAGATTGTGCAACAAGCGTCGACCAAACAGCGTATTGTACAGCTTGATGAAGATCTTCAGAAAAATAAGGATGCCCTAAAGCTACGGAAGTTTGGCTCAATGCTGGTGCGAGAGCTTAGTCATGATCATTGCCCAACTTGCGAGCAGCCAATTGATGACGCCCTACTTCCTCAGGGGACACTGGATAAAGTCATGTCTGTTGAGGATAACATCGACTATATTGACTCACAGCGGAGGGCGTTCAAGCAGTTGGCCGATCGCTCCGTTGCAATTATCAGCGAACTCGACCTCGAGCTTGTCGCGACTGGTGAGGTGGCGCGAAGGCTATCATCACGCCTGCGTGCGCTGAAGGCGGATCTCGTTGCGCCATCGCACGCCGCGTCGGCCTCGTTCATCGAAGAGCGTGTGCGGATCGAGCAACGCCTCGACCAGTTGCGAAACGCCGAGGCGCGCTTCGCGGAACAAGTGAACAGGCTGGCCGACCAAGCCGCAGCGTGGGCCGACCTGCTCGCTCAGAAAGCCGGATTGCCGACGGAGCGACTTAGCGCCGCCGACCTCGGCAAAATCCGCGCACTTGAGACATCTATCAGGACGCAACTCGCGCATTACGGCTTCATCACCTTTCCGCCTGAGGATCTGACTGTATCCGTTGACACGTACCGTCCGGAGAAGGAGGGTTTCGAAATCGGCTTTGAGCTCTCAGCGAGTGATAGCATCCGCCTTAAGTGGGCCTACCAACTCGGCCTCCTCGACCTGTCGCGGGCACGAACGACTAATCATCCGGGGCTAGTCATCTTCGACGAGCCGCGCCAGCAGGAGGCGGCGGAAACGAGCGTGGCAGGCCTCATTGCAGAGGCGGCGCGAATCGCCAAGTCAGGGGCTCAGATCTTGATTGCCACGAGTGAGGATCTTACCAGAGTCAAGAACTTCGTGGCTGATGTCGACCACCAGCTGCTCGTTTTCGACAAGCGGCTAATAGATCGGGTAGTGCCGAAAACATAGATCGGCTGCGCCGTAACGCGACCACAGCGCCGGCAGATGCCCGGAGCGCATCGGCGGCAGATGTCTGCAATCGGGTTGCACGTCGCAGATGGACGCGCGCAGTGTTGGGGCTGCCTCCATGCCCGGAACTGGACATTTTTGAAGTCCGATTCGGAGCAAACTCCGAAAGTCGCGTAGTGAAGGATCCGCCAAAGCACTATGCCCACTCCTCGCGAAACCATCCTCACCGCGCTGTACGAACGGCTCTTGGGGCTACACGCCACCGTCCGCCGTAACGAGGTGCTGCCCGAGCGTGTGCCAGACGCCGGCCTCGTGATCCTACGCGACGGCGATCCCGGCGAACCGGACGTGACGCTCAACCCGCGCACTGAGTTCTACAGCCATCGCGTCGAGATCGAGGCCTACATGGCACGCGATCCGGCCGGCGGCGGCGAGGCCGCGCTCGATGCGCTACTCGGCGCGATCGGCGCGGCGCTCAGGATCGATCCCTTGCTCGGCGGGCTCGCCGAGAATCTGACGCCCTCTGCTCCGGAGACCGGCGCCCTCGCCATCGAGGGCGCGGCGCCGATCCTCACCGCCAGGCTCATCGTCACCGTCGAATACCTGGTCAGCGATCCGCTCACCGCCTGACCTCTTCTTTCTGGAGATCACGTGATGCCCAAGGTGCGCGCCTACGGTGCGGACGCCACGCTGAAGGCTTGCCGCGAGGCTGCCTACGGCGTGGCGCCGCTCGCCGGCTATCGAAGCCTCGACTTCAAGTCGACGGACCTGTCCGCGGCACAGCCGCTCGGCGACGACCCGCTGCTGGGACGTGGCCGCAACGCCCAGGATCCCTATCGCGGCCTCGTCACCGACGAGGGGCAGCTCGAGATCCCGCTCGATCTGCGGGGCACGGGGTTCTGGTTGACCGGCCTGTTCGGCAATCCGGTGACGACGGCAGTGGCGGCCACCGGCTCGATCGCCTTCACCGCAAACCCGGCGCTCGGCGACACAATCACTCTAGGCGGCACGATCTGGACCTTCGTCTCGGGCACGGCTTCGGGCAACGAGACGGAGATCCAGGGTACGTTGATCCAGACCCTGGACGCGCTGGTAGACGACCTCAACAGCTCGGCCGATGCCGAGATCGCCAAATGCACTTACGCGCGACCGACCGGCACTGAGACACTTACAGTGACCTTCGACACGCTAGGCCCTACCGGCAACAACTTCACCCTCGCGACCTCTGCTGCAACCGTCTCGGCCGCGAACCTCACCGGCGGCGGCTATGCCCATGTCTGGGAGAGCGGTGCCGACGACATCCCGAGCTACACCATCGAGGTCGGCCACCCCAAGCTGACCATGCCGGTGTTCTTCCGCCACCTCGGCACGGTGATGGAGAGCCTCAACTTCGAGATGGGCCAGGAGGGGCCGGCCAACGCCCGCCTCCAGCTGGTGGCGCAGGGTGAGGAGCAATACACCGCCACCCTCGATGTCAGTCCGGACGCCTACTCGCTGCGCCGGTTCAGCCAGGGCCGTGGCTTCATCCGCCGTGGCGGGTCGGCGCTCGCCGGCGTCACCGGCGGCAGCCTCACCTTCTCGAACAACCTCGAACGCGTTCGCGTCATTCGTGAGGACGGCAAGATCGAGGCGGCCGATCCGACCTTCGCCTCGGCCGAGGGGTCAATGGCGGTGCGCTTCGACGGCGCCACGCTGGTGGCCGAGGCCGCCAATGGTGATCCGGTCAGCCTCGAGTATGGCTTCAGCTTTCCCGAGGGCTATGCGCTCCGCTTCGAGCTGCCGCGGGTCTTCCTGCCCAAGCCCAAGTACTCGGTCTCCGGCCCCGGCGGGGTCGAGGCCAGCTTCGACTGGCGCGCCGCCTTCGACGACGGCGAAGGCACGATGCTGCGCGCCCATCTCCTGAACGACGTCACCAGCTACGTTTGAGGACATCATCATGATCCGCCTGGACCTATCGCGTGAGCCGCGCTGGCTCGATCTCGGCCACGGCGTGCGCCTGCGTGTCGCTCCGTTGACGACCTCGTTGATGGCGGCCGCCCGCAGTGATCCGACGGTCGCCAGCCTGGCCGAAGGCGCATCAAACGAGACCATCGCGGTAACCATGGCCAAGGCCCTCGCACGGCTCGTTGTGCTGGACTGGGAAGGCGTCGGCGACGCGGACGGCGTGCCAGTTCCGGTGACGCCGGAGGGGATCGAGGCACTGCTCGACATCCTGCCGCTCTTCGAGGCGTTCCAGCTGCGCTACGTCTCCAAGGGCCTGCTGCTGGAGCAGGAAAAAAACGGCTCAGCGCCCTCAGCCAATGGCACTTCAGCGGCGGCGACCGGTACTGCCGCTCCTGCCCCCGCACCTGCAGCGAGTGCCCCGCCGTCCTGAACCGGCCGCTGACCATCGAGGGCTGGCAGGTCTGGGACCTGGCCCAGCGGCTTACGGGCCAGCTGCGGGCCGTGCCGGGGGCCATCCTCGGCCTCGACATGACAGCAGCACTCGCGCTGGCCGATGCCCTGGGCATCGACCTGCTGGCCTGCGCCGAGCTGCTGCCCGAAGTGGAAGGCATGATGGTGCGTGGGCTCAACGCCCAGATCAGGGCTGACCACGATGGCTGAGAAGCGCGTCTCCGTTCGCCTCGCCGTCGTCGGCGGTCGCGAGGTGCGGGCCGAGCTGCAGGGCATCGGCGAGGCCGGCGAGAGCAGCATGCGGCGGCTGTCGCGCGAGATGGAAGCGGCGAACACCCGGGTCGCCGCCTTCTATCGCCGCCTGCAGATCGCCGCGGCCGCCGCTGCCACGGCCTTCGCCGCCGGGGCCGCGGCGATGATCCGCTCAGGCCTCCAGGTCGTCGACGCTCAGGCCAAGCTCGCCCAGTCGCTCGGCACCACGGTCGCGAGCATCCAGATTCTGGAGCGTGCCGGCGAGCTGGCAGGTGTGTCGATGTCCGGCATCGAGCAGGCGACCAAGGATCTCACCCGCCGCCTCAGCCAGGCGGCAGCCGGCACCGGGCCGGCCGTCGCCGCCCTGGAACGGCTCGGCCTCTCGGCGTCGACGCTCCTTGCTTTGCCGCTCGACGAACGCGTCGGGCGGATCAACCAGGCGATCCTGGACTTCGTGCCGGCGGCCGAACGCGCGGCCGTTGCCGGCCAGCTGTTCGGCGAGGAAGGCAGCATCGCCATCTCCCGGATCGACACCGGCACGCTCCGGCAGGCGACCGAGGATGTCCGCGACTTCGGTGTGGTCGTCTCCGAGCAGGACGCCGACCAGATCGAGCGCACGAACGATGCGATCTCCCGGCTCGGCCTCGTCTGGCGCGGCCTGTCGAACCAGCTGGCCGTCGCCGCAGCACCGGCGCTCGAGGCGGTGGCCGATGCCCTGGCGGCGCTGTCGCGCACGACGGGTCCACTTGGCCAGGCCATTCGGGCCCTCTTCGACAATATCGGCCGGCTGGTGTCGAGCGCCGCTGCTTTCGCCGCCTTCGTCGCCGGCCGCTGGGTCGCCGGCATGGTGGTGGCTGCCGCCTCGGTGCGCGGGCTCGCCACCGCCCTCGTGCTCCTGCGGGGCGCCTTGATCCGCACAGGGATCGGGGCACTCGTCGTAGCGGCCGGCGAGTTGATCTACCAGTTCGGTCGGTTGGTCCAGGCGAGCGGTGGCTTCGGTGTGGCGCTCGGTCTGCTCGGCGACGTGGCGAGCGACGTCTGGGAGCGGATCGGGATTCTGGCCGGGATCCTGCAGGCCCGCATCAGCGCTGCCTGGAGCGGCAACCAGGCCAGTGTGGCGGAGGCGCTGGCAAGTGCGCTCGAGGCGGTCGTCACCTTCGGCAATCGGACGGTCAGCACGTTTCAGGGCGCCTTCGAAGCGATGGTCGTCATCTGGGGCAACCTGCCCCGGACCATCGGCGACCTGACGATCCAGGCGGCGAATGCGCTGATCGCCGGCGTCGAGGCGATGCTGAACGGTGCCGTCAACGGCATCAACAAGCTGCTGGAGGGCGTGAACGCCGGTCTTGCGGCCATCGGCATCGAGCGGCCGATCACGCTGATTCCCAAGATCGATCTCGGGCGGTTCGAGAACCAGCTCGCCGGCGCCGCCGATCGCGCTGGCTCCGCAGCCAGTGAAGCCTTCGCGGCCGCGTTCGAGACCAATGCCTTCAACGCGCCGGACCTCGGTCTTTCGACGGTCGCGGAGGATGCGCGTGTCGCGGCCGATCGTGCACGTGACACCGCAGTGGCGCTCGGGGAGCTTGCCGGTGCGCCGCTCGCCTCCGTGGCCGCGCTGCGTGAGGCCATGGCTGGCACCCATACGGAGATCGAGAACGCGGCAGCGGCGACCGAGCGTCTGAATACGGCCTTCGCGGCGATCGGCGGTGCGGGTGGCGGCTCGGCAGGAGAAGCCGGAGGTTTGAGCGGATCCGCGGCAGGTGCCGCGGAAGCCAGCCGGACCGCCGGCCAGGCGATCGGCGCTGCCGCGGACCAGGTCGCGACCGGCTGGGCCGTGGTGCGTGACGAGCTGGCTCGCTATGCCGACGACGCGATGACATGGGGCAAGGGACTGGGCAGTGTTCTCGCCGGCGCCTTCCGCAGCGGCGAGGACGCGCTCGCCAGCTTCGTGGCCGGCGGCAAGATCGACTTCAAGGGCCTCGCCGACAGCATTCAGGCCGACATCACACGCATCGCCATTCGCTCGGCGATCCTGGGACCCCTGGCGACAGCGCTCGGCGGCTCGGGTGGCGGGCTCCCTGGCGGCCAGTCCGGTGGCGGCGGGCTGCTGGCGGGCATCTTCCACCAGGGCGGCGTCGTGGGGGACCCTGCCCCGCAGCATCTGGTTCCTGCCTTGGCGTTCGCCGGCGCATCCCGGCTCCATGACGGCGGCATGGCGGGGCTGCGCGCCGACGAGGTGCCCGCCATCCTGCAGCGCGGCGAGATGGTGCTCTCCAGGGCACAGGTCGCGGCTATGGGAACGGCGCGCGACAACCGGCCACCTGTCAACGTGGTGATGAACATCTCGACGCCGGATGCGGGCAGCTTCCGCCAGAGCCAGGGTCAGATCGCCGCCGACGCCGCCCGCGCGATGCAGCGGGCGCGGCGGAACCTGTGA